GATGCCGGCTCGTCGGTTTCGGATGCGGGCACCTTCGTCCTCGCCGAGACCGCTCTCGACATGCACTGCTGGGGCGAGAACCCGGTCGTCACTGCCAAGCTCCAGCTTAACGGCCAGGACCGCTTCTCGGAGCGTGAGGGCACCTACTTCGACCTCGTCCAGCCGTTCCAGTCGCACACCCGCGCCCCGGACTCGGGCATCAACGTCTACTCGTTCGCCCTTCGCCCGGAGGAGCACCAGCCGTCGGGCTCGTGCAATTTCTCGCGCATTGACAACGCCACCCTCCAGCTTGTCCTCTCGAACGCCACCGTCTCGGGCACCAAGACCGCCAAGGTCCGTGTCTACGCGACCAACTACAACGTCCTCCGTGTCATGTCGGGCATGGGCGGTCTTGCCTACTCGAACTAGATCCATCTAGTATCAGTAAATCAAATCAAATATAAAAATACCATAAATAATATGTTATTTTTAAAATACTTACAGAACAATAGTGTTTATAATTTAAATAATATATCCAATATATAATTATATAATGCAAATCTTTGTAAAAACATTGACAGGCAAAACAATCACACTAGACGTAGAGCCGAGCGACACGATTGAAAACGTAAAGCAGAAGGTCCAAGACAAGGAGGGGATTCCGCCCGACCAACAGCGACTTATTTTTGCCGGAAAGCAGCTCGAAGATGGACGCACTCTGAGCGATTACAATATCCAGAAGGAATCCACCATCCACCTCGTTCTCCGACTGCGTTAAACTATACAGTTAATATTATTTTTAAAATAATAACATTAATTCAATAATAATAACATTAAATCAATAATAATAACATTAATTCAATAATAATAACATAAATTCAATAATAATAACATAAAAATAAAAAACTTACTCAAAATACTCTTCTAATCGTTCGTAGTCGACGTATTCCACATAACCACCTATTTTCTTATACCTATTATCAGGTATTATAACAGTTAGATTGGAGTAAACCATATCGTCGAGATTACAAATGACCAGCTCTTCGGACGAAGAGGGTGTATGTGTGGAGGAGACGTCGCCTGGTTGAATACGATTGGGCGACTCTTTAATAGAAACGTCCATATCATTAGCGTCGTCGGGTGCGTCGTCATCATATAATGTTTCGTCGCGATAATCGTCAGTGTCATATCCATCAAATCCGTATCCGCGCCGCTTTCTTTTATTGGTGTTTAAAAAATACATCATCATCCCGCTTGTTACCGCGCCCAATGTTAGCTTTCTTAGAAATTCGGACCTCATTATATAATAGGATATTTTATTATTTATATACTTTAACTATTGAATAGGCGAGCCATATTAGAGACCTCGGGTTTATTTACGGCTTCATTAAAGAGCTTGTTAATAAGTCCGTCGTCGCGGAACCGAATACTATATTTATGTTGAAGCTTATTTCGCCCAATTCGCCCCATCGCCTGAATACATTTCTCCTGCGACATCATCGCCATATCCTTGCTGATATAACCATTACAGAACTGATAGTTTGTCCCGTAGATATAGTCAGAGGATGCTATAATCATGTATAGTTTCTGTTCCTGTGCGAGGTTCTTCATAATTTCAATATAGCTATCGCTGTCGTGGAGCATAAACGCACCGACGCCCATCATAAGAAGGATTTTCCATATGTCTTCAACGTCGTCAATCAGCATGATGTCTTCGATAACGTCGTCGGTAATGTCGCACGTAAATGGGAATTGGCTACCGTTAACCGTTGCGCTGTATTTTCTTAGATGTGCCTCACTATTCGGGATGTATTGTCTATCCAGCTCGACAGTCTTTATACATTGTTCGAGCTCTTTGATATTCGTAATCAGGCGCTGCATATCGGCGCTCACACGCCCATCCGTCATTTTTTTCTCCTTATTCTCGTCCTCCTTCGTGCCGTCCTCATACAACTTTTGCATAACGTTAATTTTGCTTTTAATGTTATTGTTATAGCTAATAACGCCCAGAATGTTCTGTATGATTTGTTCGGGTATGCGCGCCTCCTGTAAACAGAACCGCGCTATTTTATTTACATCGTCGGCGAGAAATATCGTCGGACCGTTTGTTAGCGTGTGCGCATCGCTCGTTACCATATGAATCGTTGAACTATGATACAATTTCTGCCTAAGCGATGAAATAAGTCCGTCCCACTTATCTGGGTTGATATTTCCAAGCAATTTCAAATAATATAATTTGATGCTCGCCATCGTGATATCATTCACCTCGTGGAAATTATGCGATATTGAAAACTGGTGCGACGAAAACGCTTCCAATTCATTCGCCTTTTGTATGAAGACAATCGCCTCTTCGAAATCGAGGTAGCGCAAGAGGGTTTTGTATTTATTACAGTGATTGACAATCGATTGAACCTCCTCATACTTCGTGCTCATAAAATGAGGCATCTCAATATAACCCGCCTTATTAATGATCGGGATGCTTTTATTACAGTCGTGGCTAACTATCGTATGTATTTTCGCGTCCGAAAATCTCGACTTGAAATCGCCAATCGTTTCCTGCATATCTTCGTATTGTGGGAGTGTCGCAGATGACAACACCACATTTTCGATAAGGTTGTCCGTCCAGTTTTTATGAATAATGTCGTGAAAATCGTGCTCCTCGTAATCCATAGTAATTGTTGGCTCGTCCCAATAGAGAATGATGTCCTCTTTGCGATTGAACGCAAGCATATAATACATAGCCGGTAAATAGGACTTGATATCCGTAATCATTATTTCAACCTTGTTACCAACCGTATTATCCACCTTTCCGATACCGCCGCTTCTCCAGTTTGTGGTGTAATCTTTGGCTGCGTAATAGTGTAGCCGAATATCCTCCGCGTCGCTGCAGCCAAACGCAAACGCCACTTTCTTTCCGGACGAAATGGCAGCCTTGGCCAGCGACAAACCAACGTGGCGAGCAGCACATACGAATATCACGCGCGAGTGCTCGGAAAGTCCCAGCGGAGACATCGTCTTTCCGGTGCCGGTTGGCGCAATATATTGAACCAGCTTTGGACTCTTATCTTTACAGTATGTGAATAGCTGCTTTTGGTGTTCATATAATTTATCATCGGAATAATCAAAGAGATAGGAATTGTTCTCTATAATTTCGGTTCCTCGAGATATAATAGAGTCATAGAGACACTCAGAACTAAATATTCCGATAACCTTCATCGCGTTCTCTTTCAGAACACGGTTGAAAGACTCAAAATTAAACTGCATCATTTTACACAAGGTATAGTAATAAAATACCCACTTGTCATTTTTCTTGCTGTAATATTTACATAGTTTGTCAATAATATGGACCACCACAAATTCCACTATGGTTTTTTTATGCTGCGACAGCTGTTTATCTGTGTTGCTGAAACGGATTGCGTCGGCTTTTTTTATGGATATGTTAGTAAGTTTAATAGATATAAACTCACTATTTTGCTTTACTTTATCCGACAATGTATTCAGAACATTATTCATATCACTCTGTATGTATTTACAGTAAACATAACTATCTAATGATTCGGTGGACGTAATCTTCAGGAACGACATGAGTGATGTGCTTTTATTAATAGTGATATTGACATCGTTAAAACCACGAATAATAAGATTACTTATATATTTCTCATTTACGGATACGGGAATTTCGATACTGTTCCATTCGGTTTTGGTTAGTTTACACTGATTAAAATCCATTTGTAACATTATTATTTGGTATATTATTAATTCAATTTTAAAATTGATTTAATTATAAAGAAGAATTATACAACATATCAAAATGACTCAGCACATCTATTCAATCGAGGGCAATATTGGTTCGGGAAAATCGACCATCATTAAAGAACTAAAACATCGTTTCTTTAGAAACAAAAATGTTCACTTCCTTCTAGAGCCGGTAACCGAGTGGGAGACGATATGCGACGAGAACGGCGACACTATTATTGAAAAATACTACGAGAATCAGGAAAAATATGCGTTCTCATTTCAGATGATGGCCTACATAACGCGACTTTCCCAGCTACAAAAGGCAATCAAAAAAGGATACAAGTATATTGTTACGGAGCGCAGTCTGTTAACCGACAAGATGGTCTTTGCCAAGATGTTGTATGATGAGGATAAGATTGACACCATTAATTACGAGATATACAATCGGTGGTTTAATGAATTTATTGGTGATATTCCCGAGATTAACTACATATATATCAGAACCACTCCAGAAATTGCCCAGCAACGCGTAATCAAACGGGGGCGTGCGGGAGAGAACATCCCCATCGAATACCTTACGAAATGTCACGATTATCACGAAGCGTGGTTGAGCGATGATAAGAGCGGAACAACGGTTGTCCTTGACGGGTGTGGAGATAATACCAATAAAGCGCAGACCGATAATTTGATTGAAACGATTGCGTTACGTATAAATATTGAGTCGGTTGATAACTTTGTTATGATGTTTGATGGGGGGAGTCGCGGGAATCCCGGACCTTCGGGGTGCGGCTATGTCATTTACAACAGCGCATATAGGATTGTATGCGAAGGTTCAGAGTCGCTTGGCACACAGACCAACAATTATGCCGAATACATGGGTCTCATATTAGGTCTTAAAAAATCGTGCGAGCTTGACATCAAAAATTTAATAATTAAAGGGGACTCGCTTCTTATAATCAACCAACTTAATGGAACTTTTTCGGTAAAGTCTGATAATTTAAAACCACTTTACAATGAGGCAAAAAAATCGTTGCTTAATTTTGAAAACGTCCAATATATCCATGTCAAACGGAACAATAATGCCGCCGCCGACGAGCTTGCCAATCGCGCAATGGACGAGGCGGAAGATTAATACACCGTGTAGATAATTGTCGCACCTCACTCTATCATTTTAACGTCTATTTTTTTTGACCCCTTATATTGAAGGTGATCTGGTTCTCTTTTTGAAGTTGGAAATAATTCATAACCATATATATCCTGAAGGAGCAACCACTCAAATAGTCCACCAAGATATATAGAAATATTATCAAAGCCAAGGTCGGTAAGTTGTTTATATTTGGAGAATACGCTGTTATCAGTAGAATTCTCTCCATACAATATAATATTGTCTCCTAATTTACCAGCGGTTATTGCTCGATTGACTACCGAGACTTCGTCTGTAGCGGAGAGCGTTTTATCTATAAGACAATTCTGCTTGTTTATAGTAAGCGTATTTACTATTATATAATCTTTTCCGATTGCTTCCTGAACATCCTCGAAATTAATTTTATTAATAGATAAAGAGTTCCCCATTAATAAAAACGAATTGTAATTTTTATATTGTATTCACATTAATCAATCAAATTTAATAGTTACGGATACATTTTCCTGTTTAATTGTCTTGGATGCGGATATCGAGAGTTCCTCTCGTTTTTTTCGCGTCTTGCTATTGTTGAGTACCAATTTGCGCTTCGAAGTGCTATTTCTATTGTTCATGTCTTTTTCAATATCGGCGTAGTTATTCTTTATATACGAGATAATTTCATTCTCAAGCGCCCACTTGAAGAAGTTGAGCTGTCCAATCGTGGTCTGAATCAGCGTATCATTTTTGTATGGTATAGTTATTCTATCCCACCTACAAAATGGATCAAAACGTTTCTTTGAATACGCCTTTAATTTTAATTTATAATCATTATAAACTTTGAATCGCCCACCCTCCTCCAAATTATATACCGTGAACTTCTGCTTTGCATAGTTAGTTACAAACCAATCAACTATTCGCAGAGAGATTGGCGACTCTCCGTTAATGATATTCAACATCACCTCAAGATTATCATCAATGTCATAAAACTGTAATAAATTGTTAAGAAGTAAACTGTTTTGAGTTGTATATGATGTCATCTAATATTTAGTTGTCTATCATTTTAAATACTAATACTTAATTAATATTATTTGAGATACATTATTTGAGATACATTATTTGAGATACATTATTTGAGATACATTATTTGAGATATATATCGTTTATCGTTGTTTCGTGTTTCGCTTCGATTTCCGCTTCGTCTTCCGCTTCGGCTTCCGCCTTGTCTTCCGCCTCGCTTTCCGCCCCACCTTCCGCTTCGTCTTTCCGCGCCCCTGTTTCAGCTTTGTTAATTTACTTTCTAACCGTTTAGACATTTCATCATTGTATTTCTCGGAATCATCGTGAGGTTTCGCATATTTTGCCATTTTAATAATTAGATTCTGCTTTTTCGAACCGGACAATTTTGATATTTCATATGCCTGTCCATAATCAATAACTTTAATACTACCGTCATTCTGAATAATTATATTACCTCCGTTTATATCGGTGTTTTTGAGACCATTATCTA